AAGCATACTGTGAGTCGGCTTGCTGATAAACTTTAAGTAGAGATAGTATGCTTTTGATGGGGGTGCACTTGGTTTCGACAGGGTAAATAGTAGAGGCACAGACAACTCGTCAGGAGTAGACGTAAAAAGCAAAATTTAATAACTGCAAACGATGAGTTATTCGCATTAGCCGCCTAAACGTGGCTTAGGGTTTCGGTTAGTTTCCTCGTAACAGAATAACTAACCAATTTTTTTAACTTAAGGAGAAAAGATGAGAAAGACAATTGTTGCAATCGCCACTATGGCAGTTCTAGGAATGGCATCTGCCGCTGATTTCGTATCAGTAGGTGTTGATGCAAACCAAAGCCGTTCTGATAAATCTCAACATGCTACAGTAGAAACTATTCGTGCAGGTAAAGATATCGGTGCAGGTTTTGATGTCGTGATTCAAGACCGTACTCAAGTACAAACACAAGGCGGTATGTACAATAGTGTTGAAGGTACTTTAGGTTTTCAAGCAAGTATTGTAAATGTGTATGCAGGTCTTGGTCGTGACCAAGGTTTTGATGCCGCTAAAGATACTGCATATAATTATGGTTTAGTTGGTGGTACTTTAGGTAGCAAAGTTGGTCCTGTTTATGCATTTGCTGGTGCAAAGACACATGCTAACTGGGACAAAAATGCACCAAAACAAACTGTAGCATATACAGGTGTTTCATATCCAGTAACTAAATCTTTAGCTGTTGAATTGAACGCATCTGCATCATTTCAAGACATTAAAGACAAACAAGCAGGCGTTGCCGCTCGTGTAAGTTTCTAATAGTCTAAATAAATCAATGAGTTAAGGGACTCTCAATAAAAGTCCCAATTATGAATCTACGCTATTCATAATCTCATCCTCCACACACCATATAGGAGGCCGGCAACTCATCAGAGTTATGCCCAATCATCAAGGAGACCGAATGAAGTTCCTAAACAAGACTTTGTTTCTAATTCTATCATTGGCATTAATTACTACTAATGCAAAAGAGTCACCATCTATAACTCAAGCAGTTAAAGATGATTTCAATAAACAAGTGCTTTGCATGGCAAAGAATCTATACTATGAAGCCGCTACCGAGCCATATGAGGGAAAGTTGGCCGTAGCACAAGTCGTTATGAATCGTACACAAAACAAAAACTATCCATCAGATATCTGTGGGGTTGTGTATCAGAAAACAGGTGACACATGCCAATTTACATGGGTATGTGAAAAAGTATCAAGTATTCGCAACGAATATGCATGGGAAGAATCTCTGTTAGTTGCAAAGAAAGCGATGACAGAAAGTATCTTACATAAAGATATTGCTAAGGCAAAGATTCTATTCTATCACGCCAATTACGTCCATCCTGCATGGAGTAATATACATCCGGTAAAGACTATTGGCAATCATATCTTTTATGCCAAATATTAACTTGACTTGAATCACTTAGTGTGATATAATTATATTATGACAACACCTACTAAATCTGAAATAAGCAACTTTTCTCTTTTGATTGAAACAATATCAAAGGATAAAAGTTTATCTAAAATGGAAGCTATTCTTTGGCATTGTGAGCAAACGGGACTAGAGGTCGATGTAGCATCAAAGCTAATCACCTCTGCCCTTAAAGCAAAGATACGAGAAGAGGCGCAAGAACTTAATTTACTTAAGAGAACCTCTAAACTACCCATATGATTGACGAGAACACAGGCTTTGCGGCATGTTCATTATATAATGCGATTAAACTTCATTTTACTACTGATTCTTACGATTACTTTAAGTACAACGGTAAAACCAATGTCTCAAAGGATCAATTTTCAAAACGAAAAGACAAGTTTCAGTTTTACAAATTAGCCAAAAAGTATAGTTATGATGAACTGAAAGACTTCTTAGTTGCCAATTTTTTGGTTTCTAATGTTAAGTGGGTCGGTAATCTTTTAGAGAATGATGCACATGAGAACTATCTCAAATGGCAGAAAAGAAATCAAGCATTGACTTATAACTTCAAACAAGATATAATGCATCTCAGGGACTTGGTTGAAGAGCCAAGAGAGTTATTATATGTTAACAACGGTGAGTATCCTATCTTGCTAAGAGAGTTAATGCATGATGATGTGAAAATTGAAACGGTATGCATTATGGAGAATCTTCTGCAATTCATACCGATGTGGAGTGAGAAGATAAGCGATTCAATAATATGGCCAAATTACAGACTTCAGATTTTAAAATATACACCGTTTTTAAAATATGATAAAGATGACTTTAAGAAAACTATGAAAGATATTTTATTATGATTGAAACTATTTACCTTGATATGGATGGTGTTATCTGTGACTTTCAAAAGCGGTACATTGACTTGTACAAAAATCACACAGACATGGCAGAACGTAAAGGTACATTCGGTACATGTTTTACGCATTTCATTAACACTCGTCAATTTGAAACGCTAGAACCTATGGAAGACATGAAAGAACTCATACAGTTCTTAGATGAAGCCTACCCACCTGTACACATTCTATCCTCATCTGCAAGAGAAGATTCACATGAAACAATCTCTGAGCAAAAGACAGTATGGCTAAAGAATCATGGTATTGAATACCCAAGACACTTTGTACCTGGTAAGTCTCTCAAGTACAAATATGCGAATAAGGACTCAATCATTATTGATGACACTAGAAGTGTTATTGACGATTGGATTGAAGCCGGTGGAATTGCTATTTGGCATAAAAGTGCCAAAGAAACAATAGAAGAGTTACAAAAACTCTTATAAATAGACTATATTATGAATAATGCGAAATAAGTCGAAATACAACGTATACAACGAAAGGAAATACATATGGTAGATTTTTCTAAACTAAAGAAAAGAGCGGAAGAAGGTTCAAATCTAGACCGTCTTGCAAAAGCCGCTGAAGCACTCAACACCTCATTCGATGGTGCACAAAACAAAGAACTATTTTGGAAACCTGAAGTCGATAAGGCTGGCAATGGTATGGCCGAAATTCGTTTCTTACCTACACCTCCACAAGATGGTGAAGATGGTTTACAATGGGTCAAATACTTTCATCATGGCTTTCAAGGTCCTGGTGGCTGGTTAATTGATAATTGTTTGACAACTCACGGTAAGAACTGTCCTGTTTGTGAGAGCAATAGTTTGTTATGGAACTCCGGTATTGAAGCCAATAAACAAGTAGCAAGAGATAGAAAGCGTAAGTTAAATTACGTATCTAATGTCTACATTGTTTCTGACCCAAAACATCCAGAGAATGAAGGTAAGGTATTCTTATTCAAATACGGTAAGAAAATCTACGAAAAATTGGTAGAGGCATGGAACCCATCATTCCCTGATGAGAAGCCATTTGATCCATTTGATTTGTGGAAAGGTGCCAACTTCAAGTTGAAGATTCGTAAAGTTGATGGTTACCAATCTTATGATAAGTCTGAGTTTACATCACCAGCACCATTGAGTAATGATGATGACGAACTCGAAAAGATTTATAACTCTGAGCACTCTTTACAAGTACTTGTAGGCGATAAAGAGTTCAAGTCTTATGATGACCTTAAAAAGCGTTTAGACAAGGTCCTAGGGGTTTCTGATACACCTAAGACTACTGTAGAAACAATCAAAGCGGAAGCTCCTAAAGCCAAGTTCAAAGATGCCGAATTGGTAGCAGAAGATGATGACTTAGATTACTTCTCACGCTTGGCAGAGGAAGATTAAGTCAACTAATAACATTCATAGAAAAAATCAATTAGATTTTAATATGAAATTGTGATAAACTATGATAAGTAGTCCATAAGATTACTTATCATTTTTTAACTAAGGAGATTATATGAGTGGAACGTTAAACAATCTTGAAAGTGCATTGGCCGGTGAGTCAATGGCACATATCAAGTATAGGTACTTTGCTAAGATTGCCAGAGAAGAAGGCTTTGAAGATGTTGCAAAACACTTTGAGCATACAGCAGACCAAGAAATCAAACACGCATGGGGTCATTTAGAATTGCTAATTGGTAAACCTTCTACGAAAGAATGCCTACAAAAAGCAATTGACGGTGAAACGTATGAGTTTACCGAAATGTATCCTAAGTTTCATACTATTGCAGTAGCCGAAGGTAAGTCTGAAATTATGAAAGAGTTTCAGGATCAAATTACCGAATCAAAAGAACATGCAGAGCAATTTTCATTAGTTCTTAAGAAAGCGGAAAAGAGATTTGCGGCTCTTGCTAAAGTAGAAAAGAAACATGCGGAAGCATATCAAGCAGTATTAGGAGGTTTACAATGAGATATTACCGTTGTGTAGTTTGTGGACACATTCTTTCTGAAGAAGATTATGCATCTTTACCCGACTCTGTTGGATGCCCTGAGTGTGGTGTTTCTAAAGAAGATTACGAACTCGTTATCGAAGATTAAAACTCTTTCTTCTTAAGTGTCTTCTGGAGAGTTTTGACCCACCGCAAGGTGGGTTTTTTACATGCCTATTGAATAGTTGTATTGTATTTTACGAAGAGTACTATCGTCAGAACGAACTTTAATTTCTTCGTCAAGACTATAATTCACTGGAGGTGGTGCAGGATTTGTGATAATCTGTTTGATAATTGTTTGGCCTTCATACTCTTCACCTAAAAACTCTTGAAGTTTACCAAAATGAGATTTTATTTCTTGTTGAAAAGCCTTTACATTAGTTGAAGTTTTCTCATTTAAATTTTTAAATTCTGGTAAATTAGAAATAGCACTCTTTGCATCTTCTACTATATTTGTACCAAAATTTTTAAAGAACTCAAAATCAAATCCTTTATCTTTCAATTCTTCTATTATTTTTTTCTTGTGACCTTCAGCTTCGGAAGTTAAAAGACTACTTAAATATCCTTCAAGTATTTGTTCATGTGACGCCTTTTTTATTTCTTTAGTATCTTTATTTTCTTTGTAGAATATTGGCCTCATAGTTGTGTAATCATATGTTGGATTTCCAGGACCTTCATTTTCTACAGCTAATTGATATCCTTCTTTAAGCATCAAAGGTACTAAAACATCACCCTGATATTGTTTAATTAATGGAACAATTCTCTCATCAGTTGGTTTTGCCTTTAAAGTATCCATTTGATTCATTGCTACAGGACCATAATATAATAAATTTTCCTTTTCGTCATCAGTTTTTGCATCTTTGTGTGCTTTATATAATTCATGCAAAAGACTTCCACCAAAACCAATCGTACTTCCAAGTGCAAGACCTAAAGGTGCACCGGTTCCTCCTGTTGCAACACCAAGAACAGCACTGCCGATAAAAGCGCCGGCTTCTCCAGCCTGCATATTTGTTGGATTCATAACGGCATTAAAATATCTTTCAAAATTTCCTTGACCAGAATACTCACCTTTTGAATTAACAAGTTCATCATAAAACTTAGAATAGTCGCCGGCTTCTTGTAATCCTTTATTAGCGGCCATAATTCCAATAAAAACTTTTGCCGCATTAGAATATTTACTACCTTTTGTACCGCTCGGTTTTGATGGGGTCGCAACTCCTGTTCCACCACTTTGCATGGGTTTGCCTTTGAGTGCATCAGCAATTGCACCTATTGCGCTTAATGCGGCTAATTTAGCCTCATGCTTTGCAAGCCATTGAATTACTGTTTCAATCGTTTTTGCGATTGCACCAAATGCTTTTTCGAGTATGGGTCCTATAAATTCAATAACTTTAAGTGCGATTGTGCCAATACCTTCAATAATATCGGCAACAATACCACCAACAAATTTAATTATTTTTAAAATACCTTCTACAACAAATTCAAATGTTTCTGCAATATATTTTAAAACTTTACCAAAAAATTCAGCGATAGCCTTAAATGGTTTTAAAATAGTACCAAAAAGTTTTTCAAGTTTCTCTTCAAACTTTTCTTTCATCGACTTATCTTTTTCTGGTGTTTGAGCATACACGCCTTTAGAAATGGCATCAAGAAGTTCTTTGTGTCTTCTTTCGTCTTCTTCTTTTCTCTGTTG